CGGCTGGTATGTCTGGGACCAGGGCCCTGGCCTGATGGGCGACTGGAACGGTCGGTTCGCGCCGTCTCACGAGTTCATCTTCCATTTCAACAAGGAAGCTCGTCGCCCGAACAAGACGAAAGAGAAGAAGCCCGAGAACGTCAAGGACAAGAGCGGCGACGCAGGGCTTCGGACTAAGGATGGGGAGATCAAACCTGTCACGAACGGCGCGGCATTTCTCTCGACCCACAAGATCCCCGACAGCGTGGTGCGGGTCGCTCGCCACCACGGCGCGGTCCAGGGCGGCTCTCATCCGGCGGTGTTCCCTGTGGCGCTCGCGGAGGAGATCCTGGCGGCGTTCACCCAGGAGGGCGATCCGGTCTTCGAGCCCTTCGGCGGCTCGTGCACGCAGGTGATCGCCGCCGAGCGGACCGGCCGGCGCTGCTTCGCGATGGAGATCGACCCCGCCTACGTGGACGTGGCGTGCCGCCGCTGGCGGCTCGCCATCGGGACGGAGCCCGTGCACGCCCGGTCGGGCAAGACCTACAGCGAGATGGCCGATGGCGCGGCTCAGGCTTAAGGCCCGGCACCGGATCATCTGCGGCGACGCGACCGACGCCACGACGGTCGAGACGCTCCTGGGCGACGAGCGCCCGATGCTGATGGTCACGGACCCGCCCTATGGGGTGAAGTACGATCCGAAGTGGCGCGCGGAAGCGGGCGTCAACAAGAACAAGGGCAAGCTCGGCGAGGTCTTGAACGACGACCGCGCGGACTGGCGCGAGGCCTGGGCGCTCTTCCCCGGCGACGTCGCCTATGTGTGGCACACCGGGCTCTTCGCCAACGTCGTCCAGGACAGCATCGAGGCGGTGGGCTTCGAAGTCCGGTCGCAAATCGTCTGGGCCAAGGATCGGTTCGCGCTCTCGCGCGGCCACTACCATTGGCAGCACGAGGCCTGCTGGTACGCGGTCCGGAACAAGGCCCACTGGTCGGGCGATCGCTCGCAGTCGACCCTGTGGGAGATCAAGAGCCGCGACGACAGCGGCGTCGGCCACGGGACGCAGAAGCCCGTCGAGTGCATGCGCCGCCCGATCGTGAACAACAGCCAGCCGGGCGACACCGTCTACGAGCCGTTCAGCGGCTCGGGCACCACGATCATCGCGGGCGAAATGACGGGTCGCCGGGTCCTGGCGGTCGAACTCAATCCCGCCTACGTGGATGTCGCGGTCCGGCGGTGGGAGGCCTACACGGGCAAAGCCGCCGTGCTTGAGAGCACCGGCGGCTTCTTCCGGGACGTCGCTCAGGATCGCGCTCAGTCGCTCGACGCGGTTCCGTAGTATCGCGTGACCTTGCCGTCCTTCTCTTGGCGGAGCGTCAGGCGGGAGGCCTTCGCAAGCGCCGGGACCGAGACCGCCGGCCAGCCGGTGGCGTCCAGGATCTCGCGGGCGGTCGCGCCGTTCGGGCGCGTCAGGAGCGCCGCGGCGAGTTCGCGCTTGTTCGGGCCGCGGCCCTCCTTCGGCTCCGCCGTGCGGCGCCCCGTGGCGCGGCGTGGCGGCTTCGTGGCCGCTCCCTCCCGACCCGCCTCGTAGGCTCGCGTCAGGTAGGCCAGCATGGCGTCGGCGTCGAACTCATCCGGGTCGGCTTCGACCCACTCGTTGTAGACCGCCAGGACACCGTCGGGCGCGACCGGCTTGACGCGCTCGATCGCCTCCGCGGCGGGCTTCTTGCCGCGCAGGAACTCGGGGATCTCCAGGTCGTCCTCGCCTGCCTCGTCCATGTCGCGCATCAGGTCGCCGGTCGCGTTGGCGGGGCCGCGCTCGCCGGCCTCGTAGGCCGCGTGGGCGGACGCCAGAGCGGCGTCGATCTCTGCCTGCGGCGTCTGGTCCAGGATCGTCTCGGGATCCTGCGCTGCGACATCGCTCGCCTCGTTCGGAACCCAGGTCCACGTTCCGGCGGCGATGTCGTGAGTAAAGCGGATGGTCTTGATGTCGATCCCGGCCTTCTGCGCGGCACGAAGGGCGTTCGACTTGGTGGTATAGGTCTTCATCGTGGTCTCCATCACGCGGTTCGCGTAGACAACACATGAAGACTTCGGAGGACATAATCAAGGTCGGATTGCGGAAGTTTCCGAATATTCGGAGCGGGTTGTTCCGTTACGTCCCGCACACGCGGGTCGACGAGTTCCACCGCGCCGGCTGGTTGATCGTCGCGGACCTGGGCCGGACGCATGGGTACTGGTCGGTCCTGATGTGGCACTGCGGATGCGGGATGTCGGATGGCGGATGAGCCGCAGGAACAGGGCGTCATCAAGCTGGAGCAGGCCGCCGCCCTCCTGATGATCTCCGCCGAGCGGGTCCGCCAGTTGATGCGGTCCGGCTACATCAAGAAGGGCAAGAAGGCCGGCACGGTCGCGCTCGTGAGCGCCGTGCAGGGATACATCACCTTCCTGAAAGACGAGGAGAGGCGGGCGACCAAGACCGCCGCGGACAGCCGCGTCCGCGACGCTCGGGCTCGCGAGATCGAACAGCGCATCGCGGAGCGCGAGCGGACGCTCATCCCGCTCGACGATGCGGTGGCGGCGATGGACACGCTGGCCGCGAGGGTCCGGTCGGAGATCAATGGGATGCCGGCGCGGATCACGCGAGACATGGGGCTGCGGCGACAGATCGAGATAGAGGTCGATGGTAGCCTCCACCGCATCGCGGACGCTCTCGCCGAAAGCACGGATGCTCTTGCATCGGGCCGCGAGCTTCTTGAAGCCGAGCCCGAGGGCGGAGCCTGACCAGTGGGCGGCACGGAATAGGATCTATCCCGAGAGCGCCGGCATCCCGGGTCCGCGGGATCCGACGCTGACGCCCTACATGATCCCATTCGGTCGTGCGATCCACGACGGCCGGTACCGCCGAGTGGTCGCCGTCACGGCGGCGCAGAGCGGCAAGACCGACACGATCCTGGACGTCATCGGCGCGCGGCTCGACCAGCGACCGGCGCCGATCCTGTATGCGGGTCCGACACGCGAGTTCCTGGTCGACCAGTTCGAGCCGCGCCTCATGGGGCTGCTCGACGAGGCCAAGTCGCTGTCCGACAAGGTCATCCGCGGCCGGCGGATGAAAAAGACCCTGAAGCACGTCAACGGAGTGCGAGTGCGCCTCGCGCACGCAGGGTCCTCGACCGCACTCAAGTCCGACCCGGCGGCGCTCGCGCTCGTCGACGAGTACGACGAGATGCTGGCGAACGTGAAAGGGCAGGGCGATCCGCTCGGTCTGATCGAGGCCCGCGGCATCACGTATGCGGACTTCGTCACCGGGATCGTCTCGACGTGTTCTCGGGGCGTCTGCGAGACGGAGGTCGATCCAGTGTCGGGTCTCGAATTCTGGAAGCCCGGCGATCCGGAGGAGATCGAAAGCCCGATCTGGCGTCTCTTCCAGGAGGGGACGCGGTATCACTGGTCCTGGCCCTGCCAGCACTGCGGGGAATACTTCATCCCGCGGCTGCGGCTCCTGCGCTGGCCGGATCGGTCGACGCCCGCCCAGGCGGCGCGCGCGACCACGATGATCTGCCCGCACTGCGGCGGCGTCCACACGGACGCGGAGCACAAGGCGGAGATGAATGCTCGAGGCGTCTTCGTCGCGCCCGGCCAGCGCGTCGATCGCGCCGGCGTGGTGCACGGCGATCCGCCCGAGACATCGACTTGGTCCATGTGGACGAGCGGGCTGGCGTCGCCCTTCGTCTCCTGGGGACAGCGGGTCGAGACGCTCCTGACCGCTCGCGCGTCAGGCGAGCCCGACAAGGAGCAGACCGCCGTCAACGCGGGCTTCGGCGAACTCTACGCCGCGGGTGGCGGCGAGGTCCCGGAGTGGCAGGAGATCATGGAGCGTCGCCTGCCGTATCGGCGCGGCGACGTCCCGAACGGTGTCCTGCGCGTCGTCGCGGGCGTGGACGTCCAGAAGTCGTCGCTCGTCTACGCGATCCGGGGCTTCGGATCGCGCGGGACCTCGTGGCTCCTGGACTACGGTCAACTCTACGGGCCGACCGATGACGAGGACGTCTGGGCGGCGCTCACGGATCTGATCCTGACGCCGATCAGCGGGCTCTACATCGAGAAGGTCTTGATCGACAGCGGCTTCCGGCCCGACAAGCCGAGTGCCGGTGACGAGCACCGGGTCTACGAGTTCGCGCGCCGATATCAGTGGCTCGTGAGCCCCACGAAGGGCGAGGCCGTGATGCGGACGCCCTTCACGGTCTCGAACATCGAGATCAAGGCTTCGGGCAAGCGTCAGCCGTTTTCGCTGAAGCTGGTCCGGGTCAACACCGACTACTTCAAGTCGCTGGTCCACTCGCGGATCCGGACGCCCGTGACTGCGCCCGGGGCCTTCTACGTCCCCGAGGACGTGACCGAGGACTATGCGCGGCAACTGGTCTCGGAAGCCCGCACGGTCAAGAACGGCAAGCCCGTCTGGGTCATGCGGTCCCGCCAGAACCACTTCCTGGACTGCGAGGCGCTCTGCGCGCTCGGCGGTCTGATGCTGAACGTCCAGCGCATCCCCGATGGGATCGAGCGCCAGGAGGCGCGACCCGTCGAGGACGTGCCTCCGCCCATCCCGGCAGCGCCGGAAGCCGAACCCGCCGCGGTGGCGGCTCCGGCTCCGGTGCCGCCCGTGGTGTCGTCCATCCGTGATCGGTTCCGCAACAGCGCGTTCCGACTGAGCAGGTGATCGAATGGGACTGATCTCGACCGTCCGGTCCTGGATTTCCGGAGCACCCCAGGAGGTCGGGAGCCCGCGCACGCCCAAGTCGAACTACATGCGGGGCGGCCGCGGGATCACCTTCGCGGGCTGGAACCCGGCGCTCCGGGACGCCGACAAGATGGTCGCGGGCGCATGGGACAAGGCCGCGGCTCGCGCGGTCGACGCCATCGTGAACTCCGGCTGGCTCTCGGGCGCGATCGAGCAGGCGACGGCCAACACCGTCGGGGTCGGGCTCCGGCTCAAGGCCCAGCCGGAGAACTCCCTGTTCGGGATGTCGGACGCCGACGCGAACGCCTGGGCGCGGCTTGTGGAGAGCCGGTTCGAACTCTGGTCGCGCTCGCCCTACGAGTGCGACGTCGAGGGACGCCGGACCTTCGGCCAGATGCAGGCCGCGGCGCTGAAGTCCTGGTTCGCCTTCGGGGAGGTCTTCGCGGAGCTTCCCTGGCGGACCCGTCCAGGCGGTGCCTATGGGACCAAGGTTCGGCTGATCTCGCCCCACCGGGTGAGCCGCAAGAACGACGTCATGCGGAATGTCGTCTCGGGCGTCCGGATGGACCAGGACGGCATGCCGCGTGGCTACATCGCGGTCCGCAAGGAGCCGATGGGCTACGAGACCGAATACGAGGTCGCGGCGCGCGACGGCTTCGGACGCGTCCGCGTGATCCATGTGTTCGACGGTGCGATCGGGACCGTCCGGGGCATCACGCCGCTCGTGCCGGCGCTCCAGGTGGCGCGGCAGTTCGACCAGTTGAGCGACGCGACCCTCATGGCCGCGATCGTCCAGACGGTCTTCGCCGCCACGATCACGAGCGAGACACCGACCGAGGAAGTCCTCTCGGGGCTACTGACCCCGCAGGAGATGGCGCAGGCGCAGACCGAGGGCCTGTCGGCCTATGACGCCTTCCTGGAGGCGCAGGCCGGTTGGTACGAGCAGTCGGTCCTGAACGTCGGGATCAACGGCCGGATCGGGCACCTGTTCCCGGGCCAGAAGATGGAGTTCCACACGGCGGCGCATCCGACGTCGACCTATCGGGACTTCTCGCTCCATCTGCTCCGCGAGATCGCGCGGTGCCTGGGTCTCACCTACGAGAGCGCCACCGGGGACTACGAGGGCGCGACCTATTCGAGCGTCCGGATGGCGACCGGCGAGATCTTCGAGATCACACGATACCGGCGCGCCAACGTGATCTCGCCGTTCTGCCAGCCCGCCTACGAGGCGTGGCTCGAAGAGGAGATCGAGCGCGGCCGCATCCCGTTCCCGGGCGGGATGGAGGCCTTCATGGCCAACCGCACGGCGGCGTGCCGCGCGCTCTGGCGCGGGACGCCGAAGCCGCAGGCCGACGACCTCAAGACCGCCAAGTCGCACGAGATCTGGAAGCGCCTGGGCGTGATGTCCGACGAGATGATCGCCTCCGACATCGGGGCGGATATCGAGGACGTCTACATGCAGCGCCAGCGCGAAAAGGATCTGCGGACCCGGTACGGCCTGGACGACCCCGCGATCGACCCCGTGACCGGGCAGGCGATCGAGACCGAGGAACCCGCGCGCGAGGACGAGGATGTCTGACCCGATCTCCACCGACCCCTGCGTGGCGGCGAACCAACTCCGGACGGTCTATCACGCCCTCATCATGGGGAAGTCCGTCCAGACGGTGGAGTTCCAGGCGGGCAACGGCTCGTCCCGGCGCGTCACCTACACGGAAGCGAACCTCGCGGAACTCAAGAACGAGATCGCCCGGCTGGACGCGCAATGCCGGTCCGCGTCGGGTGGTCGGCCGCGCCGGTTCGGCATGCGCGCCGGGGGGGTGTTCTGATGAGCCTCGCGCACATCCTCGACCGGGCGTTCAACACGCCGCTGTTCATCACGCCCGCGAAGGCCGAGGTGATCGCTGCCGTCATCCTGGGTCGGCTCGCCTCCGGGCTCGAACTCTCCCAGGAAGCCGAGGCGGCGCTCGCCGAAGCGGCATCCGCCCCAGATGCCAGCCGGTTCACCGGGACGCGGAACCGCCAGGGTCGCCCCTATGCGCTGACCCGCGCAGCCGACGGGGTGGCGCTCATCGACATCCACGGGTCGCTGGTCAATCGCGGCGCCTGGGTGGGGAGCTACTCGGGGCTGACCTCCTACGAGGGGATCGAGGCGGCGCTCAAGGACGCCGTCACGGACCCGGAGGTCCGTGCGATCGCGCTCGACATCAACTCGCCCGGCGGCGAGGCGACCGGGATGTTCGGGCTGGCGGAGAAGATCCGCTCGGCCCGCGATCAGAAACCCATCGTGGCGGTCGTCAACGACATGGCGGCGAGCGCGGCCTACGGGCTCGCGTCTGCAGCGCACGAGATCGCCATCACGCCGACGTCCATCGTGGGCTCGATCGGGGTCGTGATGATGCATCTCGACCGCTCGGTGGAGATGCAGAAGGCCGGGATCCGCCCGACCCTGATCCACGCGGGCGCGCACAAGGTCGACGGCCACCCGTTCGGCCCGCTGAGTGACGACGTCCGGGCGGACCTCCAGCGGTCGGTCGACACCTTCTACGCCCGCTTCCTCGAAACCGTCGAGGCCGGTCGCGGGCGGCGCACGACCGCCGAGATGGCGCGCGCCACCGAGGCGCGGACCTACATCGGCGCGGAGGCGATCGAGATCGGCCTCGCGGATCGCGTGGCGTCCCTCGATCAGGTGATCGGGGAACTCTCCAACCGGGCGCACCCCGCGGCGGGGCGCTTCAAACCCAAGAGGGCACAGATGTCGAATGCAAGTGGCGCTCCCGCCGCCGAAACCGCGGGCTTCACGCAGGCGCAGATGGACGAGGCCACGGCCCGGGCTCGTGCCGAGGGGCACGCCGAGGGCGTCAAGGCCGGGGCGACCGGCGAGCGCCAGCGTATCAGCGCCATCCTGAAGGCCGAGGAGGCGCGCGGCCGCGAGCCCCAGGCGACCACGATGGCGCTCGACACCGACCTGTCGGCCGAGGACGCGAAGAAGATCCTCGCGGCATCCCCGAAGGGCTCCGCGGTCCCGCCGATCGCCGATCGCAGCGCTGGTCCGGAG